TTCCATCCGGGTGCAAATTCATTGCTAAAACAGATTTGATGGCTTGATGGAGCCATTTCTACGATTTTAGTATCATCATTGTCATCAGATATAACGCAGTAAGATTTTACAGTTTCTCCATAGAGTACAGTTAGTTTCATTATTGTTATGATATAATAATAATGAATTCAATAAAAATCAATTTTTAAATGCGTTCCATTTTCGCAACCACAATCGCACAATCCAAACCGGCTGCTTGTTTATACTTGGATAATTCGGACTCACTTTTTGGATTCCACGAACATTGATGTGTCTCAGGATATCTATGAATTGCACAAAAAATAGAACCACAATGGCATTTCATGTCAGACAACTTAAGTTTGCGCCTACACCCTTCAAACGTGCAGCGCTTCTTTTTCTTCTTCTTTTTTTTGATTATTGTAGGGTCCATTGTTATTATGTAGAAATATTATTATTTATGAAATCAATTTTTTGTATCATTCTCACCATCGTCTTCTTTAATCGTTTCTAAGTTTTTCTCTTCATCAACTGTCTCATTTTGTGTAAATGCGGATTCTTTCCCAATTTCCTTAAGATTTTTCTTATATTGTTCTTGTGGATCTGCGGATGACCGTGTACGAATATTTTCTCCTTCGAATAATTCTTTGCGAATATCTGATGTGGTAATTTTTTCGTTCATTCCTAACGAACGCTCAATTGTACTGCTTGTATTTTGGACACCTATTAATTCTCCTTCTTTTGTAATATCCTGTGTTAATTTAGCACCCGATTTTTTTGCTTTTTCTTTATTATCTTCAATTGCCTTTTTCTTTGCATCCCTTACTCGCCGATCAAATGCCTTTTTAGCATTTAATTCATTTTTCTTCTTTTCACTCATGAGTTGATTTAATTCTTCTTCCATATAATCTACCTTACCAGTCTTGTATGCTTCGGGTTCCCATGGCATCCACATCCCAACCTGTCCAACATAAATATCGTGATTGGAATCTACTTCCCGTAACATACGAGAGCGTAGTTGGGCTTCTTCTAGTGTTGGAAAACTCCCACGAACTTTAATCCCTCTTGTATTTGTTTGAAAATGATATAGGTTATCAAACTCTTTAGTTAATTCATCTTCTTTTTCATCAAGAAAATTTTTATATTCATCGCTCACACTTGTTTCTGATAATTTTTCCTGTTCAGTTGATAAATAATCTTGAAAATCATTCATAACTTTATCAAAATCAAGATTATGTTTATATGATAAAAAATTTAAAAATTGATTGAATTTGCGAACAGATTTAGTAAAATCAAAATATTTTAGGAATTGTTCAAAGAAGAATATTTCCTTCTTTTTAAGAATTTTATCTGGAGATAAAAAGGATAAACATACATAATTCTGTCCAGAGATCGGTCTATCTTCGTCAAGTAAATCTACATATTTAGGATTTTTAACGCTCTTTTCCATACTTTCCTCTTTAGACATTATATTTATCTTAAGTTTTTAAATTTTAAGTTTTTTAATAGATAATATATTTTTTTTCTTATTAATATCTATAATATGCTAAAAGAATTAAGTTCAACTTTGGATTTAGGCGAACTCGTCAAACGCGCTGTAAAGTATTTAGTAGAAGGTTTCATGGTCGCTATTGCGGCTTATGCAATTCCCAAACGTTCATTGAATTTAGATGAAGTATTATTGATTTCATTAACAGCAGCCGCAACTTTCAGTATTTTAGATACATATGTTCCAAGTATGGCTGTATCTGCCCGCACAGGTGCCGGATTCGGTATGGGCGCCAATCTTGTAGGCTTTCCTAATTAAATAAACTATATGATGAAACAAATAAATTATCATACAGTTATTATAAATTCCCATTTCAATTCTTTGCATATTTTCTTCCACACGTCGTCTTGTTCTATACGTTTAACTGGATCCTTTAGCATTGGAAAGAATGCTAGAAATTTTGTTTCGCCCAATAATTCACACATTTTATATAAAACATAATAATAATTTAGAAAATTGACTCTATCGCCAGGACAATGTTTGGCATATGGTTTTTGTATTTCCAGAAACAAGTTACATAATGTTTCTTCTAATTCGGGGTTCATGATAGGAGGTTTTATGCCCAATTTGTCTTTTATAAAAGGAATATGTTCATAATACTTATTATATCCCAACTTTTTCAAAATACACTTTGCTTTCTTATTTGTCATTTGAGTTAAATCAATTCGCTCTTTTTTTATTTGCTGTTTGATTTCGATTAATACTTGATCTGGTATTTGTGTAGTCTCTTTTGCTTGAAACTGGGCTAATATTTCTCTGAAATGATTAATACGTTTATATGCATAAAAACAGACTTCTTTAGGTGGTTCTTTATATGAAGGCTTTTCATGTTCAATTAAATATGGATAAAATTGAGAACATCCCTTACAAATAAGTACACCTTCATAATCAACCGGAATAAGTTCGCATGAACAATTTGGACAAACATCATTTTTCTGCGAATAATTATTAATATCTAATAGTTTTTCATCCACATTTGTGAGATATTTTTGTACAAATGATTGATTTGTGGGTTTGTTGACACTTTTATTATCAAAGAAAGAGTGTAAAATCTTTGTTTTATTGTTACCTTCTGATATTTCTTTTTTTTTTTCAAAATAATCAAAAATATATTTTGAATTATCTAATAAATATTTTTTACGTACTACTTTTAATCTTGATAGTTCTATTTTAACTTCATGTAATTTATCTTGTAAATCTAATTTTTTTTCCAATATTGTTTCTGTTAATATACGTTCTTTAAGAATCTTTTTTTCTTTTTTTAATTGTGGAATCTTTTTTTTCCTTATTATATTTATTTCTCTCATTTTTTCATTATGTTTATTATCCACAGTAATAATTGACTTTTTATTCATTCTTATTTTTTTCTTTGTTTTAGGTTTGAAGTTTGGCATATATATATATATTCTTTTTTTTTTTAACTTAAAACATTTTGTTAAGTATTACGTGTTCAAATAAACTTTCATTTTTCTCTCTTTACAATAATGGATATATCAATAGACCGCACTAATTCAAGTATAGATTTTATTAAATTACAAAAAATGGCATTTATCTTTAATGCTTTGGAAAACGGATGGAGTATAAAAAAAAAGGATAAATTATATATTTTTACAAAAAAACATGAAGGAAAAAAAGAAGTATATCTTGACACATATCTCAAACGGTTTATGGTAGAGAACTTTGATATTAATAAATTTTTATCGTAAGGATTTTTAATTAAATGTTATTTGGAAAATTTTTTTTTCTTTAGCAATATTATAACATTATGGGAGGAGGATTGATGCAACTTGTAGCTTATGGCGCCCAGGACGTCTACCTTACTGGTAACCCACAGATTACCTTTTTCAAAGTAACTTACAGAAGACATACTAACTTCAGTATGGAATCCATTGAACAAACATTCAACGGCATGTGCGACTTCGGTCGCCGTGTACAATGCACTATCGCCCGTAACGGTGACTTAGCATACAGAACCTATTTCCAGGTCACACTTCCCGAAGTGAACCAGAGCGACGCGAGTTTCGCCCGCTGGCTTGACTTCCCCGGTGAGCACATGATCAGCATGGTTGAGGTTGAGATTGGAGGTCAGAGAATTGACCGTCAATATGGTGACTACATGCACATCTGGAACCAGCTTACTTCCACTGCCGAACAGGAAGCCGGATACCACAAGATGGTCGGACAGACCACTCAGCTTACTTACTTGACCGACCCAAGTTTCGCTGACGTTCAGGCGCCTTGCGCCACTGGTGCCCCGTGCAACACTTGCGCGCCACGTAACGCGCTTCCAGAAACAACTTTATACGTTCCACTTCAGTTCTGGTATTGCCGCAACCCAGGACTTGCGCTTCCACTTATTGCCCTTCAGTATCACGAGGTTAAGATTAACCTTGAAGTCAGAGCTCTTGACGAATGCTTGTGGGCTGTAAACGACGTCGCCGGATCCACTGGTGTAGGTGTAAAATGTGCCGAGGGCACCACCAACAAAGCCGCTGCCGCTTACACTAAATCACTCGTAGCCGCTTCGCTCTACGTGGATTACGTGTTCCTTGACACTGATGAGCGCCGCCGCATGGCCCAGAACCCACATGAATACCTCATTGAGCAGTTACAATTCACCGGCGATGAATCAGTCGGAAGCTCAAGCAACAAAATCAAACTTAACTTCAACCACCCATGCAAAGAGATTGTCTTCGTTGTGCAGAAAGATGCCCACGTTGATTACTGCTCATCGTTCCAATGCATGAGTCTTTTATACAACATCCTCGGTGCCCAGCCATTTAACTACACTGACTGCGTTGATGCCGTGCCCAACGCGCAGCACGCCTACTCTGGACCAGCCGGCGGAGCCCAAGGACCGAATGCCGTCATCACGGCCAGTGATTTGTTCGCGGACCCTGGTGCTGCCGTTGATCACGTAGGAACTGCGTCCGTGTGGCCACCATCGGCATACGACAGTAACGCCGCCTCCGGAGCTCCACTCAGTTCCCGTCAAGGAGCCAACAGTCTTGTGTCTGACGCTGGTTCGTTCGTGCTCGCCGAAACTGCCCTCAACCTTCACTGCTGGGGTGTCAACCCAGTTGTTACTGCGAAACTTCAACTTAACGGACAGGACCGCTTCTCTGAGCGCGAAGGATCATACTTCGACACCGTGCAGCCATACCAGCACCACACCCGTTCGCCAGACACTGGAATTAACGTCTACTCGTTCGCTCTCCGCCCTGAGGAACATCAGCCATCGGGCACTTGCAATTTCAGTCGTATTGACAACGCCACGCTTCAACTCGTGCTTTCCAACGAAACCGTCGGAGGGGAAGCTACCGCCAAAGTGCGCGTTTACGCCACTAACTACAATGTCCTCCGCGTGATGAGTGGCATGGGTGGTCTCGCTTACTCTAATTAAGGATTTTTT